CCTGATTCACCTGCAAATACTGTTACCTTGCCTAGCGGAACACCCTTGTGGAAGTCGCCACTTATTAAATAGTTTAGTGCTAGATTTCCTGTAGAAACCCAGTCTGTAGGATCATTAAACCCTACACCAAGACCATCAATGCTCTTGGTTAATGTCTTTCTGAATTTAGAAATATCAAATGCTTTTGCCATAATTACCTTTCCTTTGTAAAAAAGACTGTGAGACCTCGCTGGTTACCGTATGGAGGTTTTTGCCGGAACTCACAATCAAACTCTTTACTGTTGTTGTCTGTTACGGATCATTGCCAAAATGTCCTGTGCTCTATTAGCACTGTCGCCACCTTCTGCAGGAGCCGCTTCAGCCGCTGGTGCTGGAGTTGCTACTGGTGCTGCCTCTGCTACTGGAGCAGGTGCTGCCGCTGGAGCAGATGCTTTGGCCTTGTTAGGATCACCAGTATTTTGGCTCATTCCAGCCGGTTTAAAATACTGACCCCACTTGTCCATATCATATGCTTCACCATCAACTGATGCTTCGAACATTTCTTTCATTACCTGTAATTCAACGTCAGTTGGCTTCTTAGGAAGGAAGTCTGACAAGTTATACAAACCATGCGCATCAATTGCTGCCTGTTCATCAGCAGTAATCGAACGTTCCTTACGTGACCATTGTGATGTTGAATAGTCTGCATAGCCGCCTTTTGAAGTTTTCTTGATTCTAAAATCAACACCCTTCAAATAATCAGTTGGCAATTCTTCCAATTCAGGATCCATTAATGCACCCTTAATAATTTGGAAAATTTGTGGCCCAATGATAAAACGTCTAATTGGATTTTCTGGTTTGTTGTCTTCATTCAACGGATCGTCTGAAACAAAACCTTGGAAGATGTATGAACGCTTCTTCCAATATTTACGGCCCATGTCCTCAAGACTCTTGTCTTTAAACCATGGACGAACTTCGGAAAGAATTGGACACGCTGTTCCGTCATTATACATTTCCACACATGGAACTTGAACAATTACGTTACGGTTGTCTGATTCGCCTTTAATACCTGCGAAAGGTAATTTGATCATCGCACGTTCTACCCAAAAGAATGTGTTGTCAGTGTTACCGTCTGGTAAGAATCTTACCACGGCTTCCTTGCCTTCTTGCATATTCCAATGTGGGTAAATTGCGTTGTCTCCGCCACCAGTAGAATTACCAGTTGAGCGATTTTGCTGTTCCGCTAGTTTTGCGCGGATTTCTGCTAATGATGCCATTTTGTAGCCTCCTTTGTTTGCCTAATAAAAAAATGTCATTTATGCCTAATGCACAATATGTATTATGTGCTCTTTTATTTATATTGTCAAGCAGATTTTTCTAAATAATCTGACTTTTTAATTCCAAATTAGATTACAGAGCAGGGTGTTTCTTCCAAACAGGGCCAGTCTGTTGCCGGACCACCGCAAACTCCGGCTAGTAGCACGGGTTTGTATGCTTCTCCCCGTTCGTAAACAACATCATACCCAGCAGAGCCTGATAGGAAAAAAAGCACCAAGCATCCTACTAAGAGTATTATTCCAACTCTTTGTAAATTATTCATAATCGGAGCCTTTGCTGAATGATTGTATTTCTATGCATATGTCAATCTGTGTTGATGTAAGATATTTCAAATCTTTCATGCAGTCTATGCTACCGTGCTGTATTGCATCATGTGGTTGTGGTTCTTTGCCCCAGCGTTCTTTCCACGGACCGTGCCAAATTAAAAACGCAAAAACAACTAGGACAACTACAAGTCCTACTGGACTAGGTTGTGGTGCCTTATCCATCTTAATCTCCTAAACGCAGTCACCTTGATCTGCTAATTTAATGTAAACACCTCGATCATATTCTTCCTTGGTTATCCATATTCCCCTGTGGAACACGCACTCTCTGCCATCTTGGCTAATAGCCTGCTGACCTTCTGAAGGATCGGGTACCTCTTTCACTATAATTTCCATAATATTTCCTTTTGGGATTTTTAAAAATGCCCTGCCTTGTGGACAGGGCATACTTTACTACTAAGTTGTTATTACTTGTTCATTACATACATTGTAACTTCAAAGCCATAACGCATTTCAATTGCTTCTGGTTTAGTCCACATAATGTGTCTCCTTTCTTTCGAGATTTATGCAAACAGTTCGTCGGAGAAGTCGTCACTAGGTCCGATTTGAGTTCACCAAAAAAAATAGTGTAGCAGTTTCCTACTACACTATTATTTAAACATCTTTACGTAAAAATCAATACGTAAAATCATTAAAATTTAATAAGTTCTTTTATTCTACCCAGTTCTTCTAAGTCTTCTGCGCCTTGTTCCTGTGCCGGTGCCATTCTTTCCACAAACTTACGAGCAATTTTACCCGCTTGTTCGCCAAACTTTTTGTCCACCATTACACAAACGCCTTCGGGTCCTTTAGGGAAAGTGCCTGTATTCTTGTCATAGAATGAATTGATAAATTCTGCTAGGCTTTCCAGTGTATGTTCTTCGCCATCTGAAGTCTTAAACTTAGTGCCTTTCTTAGCACCTTGTGATTTTAGGTCCTGAACTTTTTTGCTAAATTCGTTGCCTTCACGCATATCTAATTCATGTTGAACTTTGTCCAAGCCCATTTCTTTTACCTTTTCAATCATGTCATCTATGACCTTGTTGGCAAAAAGTTCATCAGGCTCAGCATCTTTACCATATTTTAAATCTTCAAGTCTTTTTATTGCTTCTTCTTCCGAACCGGAATCTAACACTTCGCCTTCAGCATCGGTAACTGCCATATCCCAAGCATTTCCACCTTCGTTGGTAAC